GGTGGTTTTTGGTTTTCGGAAACGATCGTCTGAACGATATCGGTATCAGTTGCTGTAGTTTCTACAGGTGGCGTTTCAACTGACGATATGTTCATGTTTGAACGTTTCACAAAATTAGAACGTCTCGCAACGCGAGACCAATTTGGGTCTACAATTTTGATGGCTGCTGTGTTGTAAACTCGCAAATCAAACGGCTCATTCGCGATCCCCTTAGGTTTAACCCATTCGCGAATCAACCGTCCCCGTTTTATATTAATGGTTAATTTTTCACTAGTTAAACCTGCATAATATTCAGGATCATATCCTCGCCCCTCGTCGTCGGGGAAATGACAATAACCAGGTGAGTTCGGCGCATCCTTTTTTAACCGTTTTTGAACTAAAATTTTCCCCTGGCTAACACCTAGAACATATAACCTACATTTGTTTTTTGTGTTTCGTGACGGTTTGGAAATAAACGGTCGGTCAAAAACCGACGCGCCCTTGATTGCATAAACTCGATATTTATTTAGCGGTTTTGTGTATCGATAAACCTCGTCAGTCCACCATCCGCCAGAGTCAATTACGGTACAGACAATGCGCAGTTCTGAGCCATCGCTACGTTGATAAACAGATCTGCGGAGCTGATCTATTCGTTCCCAAATAGATAAATTCTGTGGGTCATTATTAGTCATTACTGATAAATCACCGTGTAGTTCTCCGTATTCTATCCCCCACGATTCCTCACCTATTCCCCAACCGCATATCTCGTACGCAATCCAATCCTGCTGAACATCGATTGCGAGAGTTAAAAAATAAACCCCGTCAGGAATATCGGCGTTGTATGTTTCTCTACGTCGTAGCAGGTATTCTGCGGCGATTTGCTCGCCGCTTTCTTCATATGGCAGTCCCAGAATTGTATTAGTGAAAACTTTTACCATTTCGACATCATCGGAAATTGTTTCAAACATCCGTGCTATTTCAGTCCACGATAACCAACCTACTGGCGAATATAACGATGACAAATGGAACCCTACACGATGGTGACCTGGGTTGTGTGGTTTCCAATATCCAGAGGTCAGCATTTTTGTTTTACTATGCTCATAAATTAATGATCCACAATGCAGACACGCCAATGCAACTTTTTCAGGCTGCCCTTTAGGCCACGTTAACCGTTCAAATTCGATAGTTTGAAACTCTCCGCAATGTGGACACGGAACATAAAAATAGCGCTGGTCGCTATCTAAAAATAATATCCAGATTTTGGAATAACCTAGAATTGTGGGTGTTGATGTATAAAATAGTTTTCGTCTCGAAAATGTAGCTGTACGTCTAGCAGCGAGACCAATCGGATCGCCTTCATCACCCGCCTCAGCAGGATATCGATCTGTTTCATCAAAATAAATATTAGCTATTGGCATTGAGGCCAAATCGGCAGGACTATTCGCCCCTGTTAGAATTAGCATTCCCCCAATGAATTCCTTTTGATAAATTGTATTACCGTCACCCCACGACAATTTGTTTTGCAATTTGGCGCATTGTTTTAATGACGGGCCAATTCTCTGTTTGCTCCAACGCTCAACAGCTTTATTTGTAGGCTGAACTGCCAGCATAGGACCCGGAGCAACATCGATTGAGTACATCAACCAATTTAAACCCGCCTCAGACGCCCCGATTTGGGATCCCTTGGCAAAAACTACCTCATGGCACGGATACGATGGAGATAGCGAATCCATGATTTCAACTAAATACGGCGTTTTTTCATTTCTCCATGGTCCGGGAGAACTACTGCCAGAACGAGGTAATATTCGATATTTAGCCGCCCATTCACTAACGGTCAATGTTGGTATAGGTTTGAACGTTGCACAAAAACCATTAATTAGAGAACGCTGGCCAAATTGTGACAAATCTAAATCATTCACTATCCAATGCCCCTAATTTTTCCCGAATATCAATGATCATTAAATTTAGTTCAGAGGTTAATAATTCATGTATTTTTCGCGGATCATCTAATGTAGCTAATTCATCTGATAGACGGTCTGGTAAATTACTCAATGCATTAACCAATACTGAACCTAATTCGGATCCCTGCTGATGTACTGATTCAACAGAAACAACAGTTTTATACCTCTCCTCGACCTCCAGTTTTGCAAGCATAGCCTGATATTCGGCTTTAGCGGCTCTTGCGTTATTAAATCTGACAACAGCATCCCCAGACGTTGTTTCATTGTCATTTTGAGAGGAGGGTACATCATCGTTTTGTTTAGGCCGACCGCCACGATTTAACAACAGTGATTGATTAGATTTATCATCATTGAACGGTTTTAGGTCTGCTAATATTTTTAGTGCGGAATCTAGATCAAATAATGGGCGACCAGAATCAGTATATGCGACTGGCAATAATGTTTTGTTTTTTATTTTCCGCGAGATTGTTTGTTTGGTTACACCAGCATGGCGCGATAATTCAGACGCAGATACAAAATTTTGTTTTTTGTCACTCATTTAGTCTCACGTTCGTCATGCTGAAAAAATAAATGTGACAAAATTTTTATTTATAAACTATGAAAAAACAAAAATATAAATAAAAAATTTGTCACTACTCATAATTTTGTAAACCCTAAAAAATTTTAACAAATATGTAAATTTCGGGAGGCGCGAGCCCCCGCAGTGAATCACCCCCCCGAAGAAGTACCTAATAGGGGGGATCGGGTGGGAGCGTGTCCCCGGTGATTTCCGGCAGCCCCAATTTTTTGGCTAACTCGAACTCAACAATAGCTCCTGAACTATTCTGCCAGTTGTCTAACAGGTAAATTGCGTCAGCTGAGCGTAGCATCGCTAGGCAAATGTCCATATATTGAAACTCGGTCAGTCCAACTGGCAGACAGTGTGGATTTAAAACAATATGCCCCAGCTGTTTTAACAATTGTTCTGCCCTGAAAAATGCCTCTCTATTCCCGTTCTCGACATCAGAAATAGGACCAGCAATATAAACTATTAATGTTTTTTTTGTTAACATGAGAGTAGTATCTCGCACTGAAATAACCCTACTGCCAATAAAAATTCAACGGAATTTTTACCATATTTTTGGCGCAGGTCGTGTAAAAATAATTTAATTTCAATAATTTTTTCCTGCTGAGATTTATCGAGTTCCGAAATGCCCCCCAACAACATCAGCCTATTTCTCTCAATTTCACTCATTGTTTATCTCCTAATGCCTGAACCGCCCACAGATACGCACCCTGCAATTCTGTAATAGCAATAGAACAGAGTCGTGTTGTCTCAGGCGATGCTGTTTTTTATAGTTTATGCAGTAAAAACGAATAATTATTTAAATGCATCGATACGGTAATTTAAAACGTTTAAATATGCTGTCATTATGGATTTTTGTAAAAATAACCTTTCGCATTCGAGCTCATCTGGTACTATTTCCGTAAAACGTTCTGAATTAATAAATTCAGTTAATTTCGCTAATTTGCCCGACAATTCGTCGCGCTCATCAATAACCTGTTGTTGATATGGTTGTAAATTCATATATAAACCTCCATTTATTGTTTGCTGTAGTTTTTCCATTATTAATAATCTACCTGATATAATGTTATTCTGTGGTTAACTCTGAAATTTGATCCATTAGTTTTATAATATTACGACTATTTAAATCATAGTAATAAATTGCATCTAACAACGTCAGAACGGTAAATAATCTAAAATCAAAGAACGGGATTGATAAACCTAAATTATCTAAAATTTTGTCAATAGCAAAAAAAATAGTAGTACACACAAACAGCCACGAGAACGAATTTTTCATGTACCAGTTGTTTTCCGTCAATTTTCTCAAATAAAATGGGTGTTTTATTTTGCTTAAATCGACAGACTGGAGGAGAGATTGACCTCTAAAAAACAATACAAAACATATAACATATAGAATTGACGGAATAATACTATTTGCAAAAAATTTCTCATCACCCAATGTAGGCAATATCGAAATTATTGCCATTACAATAAAAACGTAAACCCATTTATACACGTCGGTACCTCATGGTGATATAATCACGCGATTCATCAGCATTAAATGAATGATCAACAATCATTTATTAACCTCTCTAATTGCTCGTTTGTCTCTATTGCACATTTCAATAACGTTTAATAGGTGCTCGTTGTATTTTAGACTATCACCGAATGTCATGTGCCGTGGTGGCAATTTTGGTACGCAATCAATTAATAGGTGTTCTGGTATTGGTTGATTGACGTATAGCGTGCGCTCTGTCGTACAGGCTGTTAGACACAGCAACAGGAACGAGACGATTAGCGCAATCATTATTTTTGAGTTGCTCATTGATTTGCTCCTGCCGTGATATTGATTGATTTTCTAACTCTCGTTTAGAACGCTCATTGTCAGCGATAATCTGATTGTTTCGAGCTATGGTGTGCTGTAACTGCTCTATTTGGCTGGTTAGAGCAAAATTATCGCGTTCCAAACGCTGTTTATCATGAT